GTCACGAAAAATGTGCAGGATATCGCATAAAAGGGGGATTTTTAAAGAAAGTTGGTGAAATAATGACAAAAATGACAAAACTTGAAAAGATTTTAGAAAAGATTCCGAGTGAAAAGAAAAATGAAGCTGATTTAATTGTTGAAGAGTTAAGATTTATACTTGAAACTATCGATGATTTAAAGAAAAAGATTAAAGAGACGGGTTCTGTAGAACATTTTATTAACGGAAAGCAAGATTTTTTACGAGAAAGCCCAGCATTAGCAAGTTATAATAAATTAATGAAAACTTACGATACTTTTTACAAGAATTTGTTAAATCTTATTCCAAAAGACGAGCTTCCTGAAGAAGACGAGTTTGATAACGATGAATTATGACATACATAGAAGAATATTATAAATGGATATGTGATAATCCAAACAAAGTATGCAAAAAAGTTAAAAAAGAATATGAAAAATTGGTGAAAGACATTTCAATTGAAAAAGAAGTGTCTTTTTTTAATAAAGCAACAGGAGAAAAAGAAACTCATACATACATATTTGATGAAGCAAAGTCTTTAAAGTGTATACACTTTATTGAAAAGTATTGTAAGCAAAGTAAAGGCAAGTGGAATGGAAAGCCATTGAAATTAGAATTATTTCAAAAGGCTTTTTTGCAAGCTTTATTTGGTTTTGTAGATAAAGAAACGGGATTTAGAAAATATCGAAAAGCCATATTCTTTGTAGCACGAAAAAATGGTAAATCAGTATTAGATTCTGGCGTTTCTAATTTTATGCTAACAAAAGATGGCGAAGGTGGAGCTGAAATATATTCAGTTGCTACTAAACGAGATCAATCAAAAATAGTTTGGGAAGAAGCCAAGCGAATGATAAAGAAATCACCTGCATTAGCAAAAAGGATAAGATGTTTGGTTGGTGGAATATATTATGATGCAACGGATAGTGTGTTTAGGGCATTAGCAAGCGATAGTAACTCGCTAGATGGTTTAAATGCACATTTAGTAATAGCTGATGAAGTACACGCCTGGAAAGATAAAAATTTGCTAGATGTTATGTACGATTCAATGAGTGCAAGACAACAACCATTATTACTTGAAACAAGTACAATGGGAACAGTAAGACAAAATGTCTTTGATATCGAATACGATTATTCGAGCCAAGTAATAGATGGAACGATAGATGATGAAAGTTTATTGCCCATAATATATGAACTAGACAACGAAAAAGAATGGGTAAATGAAGAGTGTTGGTATAAAGCAAATCCAGCATTAGGCGTAATAAAGTCAATCAAAGATTTAAGAGATAAAGTAGAAAGAGCAAAAGCAAATCCAATTGAACTTGTAAATTTGCTATGCAAAGATTTTAATATAAGACAAAATAGTATAAATGCATGGCTAACATTTGATGATTTGAATAATGAAGAAATATATAGCGAATGGAAAGATAGCTACTGCATAGGTGGTTGTGATTTATCAAGTACAACCGATTTAACGTGTGCTACATTGCTTGGTGTAGTTAAAGGGAAAATACGAGTTAAGCAAATGTATTGGATACCAACAAATTCATTAGAAAAAAAGGTAATAGACGATAAAATTCCGTATGATAAATGGCTAAAAAACGGCTGGATAAGATTATCAGGTGATTCAAAAATAGATTATCATGATGTAACACAATGGTTTTTAGAAGAAGTAGAACAAAATGATTTAAGACCATTGTGGGTAGGATATGATAGTTGGAACGCACAATTTTGGTGTGATGAAATGAAAAGTTTTGGGTTTGATATGGTGGAAGTAAGGCAAGGCTTTAAAACAGAGTCAGCACCACTTAAGCAAATGAAAGCCGATTTAATGGAAAAGAAAATAAATTACAACAACAATCCAATATTAAAGTGGAATTTGTCAAATGCAGCAATTAAAAAGGATGATAATGAAAATATTATGTTGTCAAAAGAAAAATCAAGGCAAAGAATAGATGGGGTTGCCTCACTTATGGATGCTTATGTAATTTTTGTTAATAAACAACAAGAATATTTGAATTATATAAATGAGGAGGTATGAAATGGAATTTAGGAGTATGTTTAAGAGACTATTCGGCAGGGAAAAAGGAGAAAGCGAAAGAGTATATGAAGAATTAAGACTGCTAGATGATAATAAAGCAGTTTTTACTCCATATCATGGCGATTTAGAAAATGATCCTGACGTACTCGCTTGTGTTGATGCAATTGCAAGAAATGGAGCTAAAATACATCCCCGACATATTAGAAATAATAATGATGGGATGCAAAATTTAACAGGGAGAACATACAGATTACTTGCAAAACAGCCTAATGAGTTCCAAAACGCTTATCAATTTTATTATCAAATAATTGCAACATTAGAAATGTATAATGATGCATTTGTTTATGTCAAAAAAGATAATAATTTAAGAGTTGAAGCATTATATCCATTAATTTATGATGAAGGAAAGTTATATGAATATAATGGCAAGCTTTTTCTTAAGTTTAAATTTGGAAGGTTTAATGCAAAATATGTACCTTATGATGAATGCATTCATTTAACAAGATATATGAGTTCTAATGGCATATTTGGGGGTTCTACCAAGCCAATAATTAAAACATTGTCAATGAAACATATACTAGATGAAGGAATAATAAATGCTATTAAGACAACATCATCAATTAAAGGTTTATTAAAATCAACAAAATCTTTATTAAAACCAAAAGATGTTAAAGAAATGCGTGATCAATTTGTGAAGAGCTTTATGATAGATGGCGACAAAACAGGCATTGGTGGATTAGATGCAACAACAGATTTTATTCCAGTTAAAATTGAACCAGCAACAGCAAGTGATGAGCAAATAAAAGAAATTGATAATAAAGTATTAAGTTATTTTGGTTTAAATGAAAATATACTACAATCAAAATATAACGAAGATGAATGGAATGCATTTTATGAAAGTGTACTTGAACCAATAGGATTACAAATGAGTTTAGAATTTACAAATAAATTATTCACACCATATGAAAGATTTAATGGTAATGAAATTATATTTGAAAGCAATAGATTACAATATGCATCAAACAAAACAAAAATTGAATTAATAAGATATGCAAGTAATATATTAACTATTAATGAACAAAGAGAAGTATTTAATCTTGCACCAATAGAAAACGGCGATCAATTCTTAATAGATCAAAATCACACATTGAATGAAGGAGTTGGAGGAGACGAAAATGAAAGAGAAGGAAATTAGAAAGCTAGATATACAATTTAGAGCCGAAAACACAGATGATGGCAAAATGGAAGTTAAAGGTTATGCAGCAGTTTACGATAGCCCAGAGACATATTCTTATACAGAAAAAATTGCAAAAGGTGCATTTGATGAAGCTGATATGTCAGATGTAGTATTAAGATATAATCACAATGATAGCTTTATGGTATTAGCAAGAACGCGTAACAAATCATTAGATTTAAGTGTAGATGAAAAGGGATTATTCATGGATGCTAGATTGCAAGATGATGTATCAAGCCATAGAGATATATTTAATGCAATTAAAAGTGGCTTAATTGATAAGCAATCATTTGCATTTACAGTTGATGAGGATGATTATGATTATGAAACAGATACAAGAACAATCAAAAGAATTGGAAAAGTATTTGATGTATCAGTTGTAGATCAACCATTTTATAACGCAACAGATGTAAGCGTTGCTAGAGATGTAAAAAATGATGATTTCTTAAAAAAACGCGAGGAATTAAGAAAACAACATGAAGAACAAGTAAAAGAGGAAGAAAGAAAAGCAACACTTGCAAAAGCAAAAAAAGAATTATTAGAAAAATTAGGTTAATACAATTATGAAAAAAGAGCTGGAGAGTTCTTTTTTTGTTAGTGGAGACTAACTAAATTGTTTAATAAGTTCCTGGAGAGGAATAATGGCAGTTATGCCTTAAATAGCGAAAATAGGAAATTAGGAGGTCAACATGGAAGAAAAAACAAGAAAGCAAGAAATTGAAGCTCGTAAACTTGAAATTCGTGAACAAGTTGAAAATAGTGAAAATCTTGAAGAAGTAGAAAAACTAACACAAGAAGTTGAAACTTTAAATGAAGAAGAAAGAAAAATTGACGAGCACATTGCAAATGAAGCAGCAGCAAAAGAAATGGAAACAAAAAGTGTTGCTGTAAAAGAAGTTGTTAAGGAGGAAAAAGAAATGGAAAACAACAAAGAATTTAGAAATTCAAAAGAATATATCAATGCATTTGCTGAATATATCAAAACAAATGATGACAAAGAATTACGTGCATTGATAACTACAGGAGGATATGCAACAGGAAATAGTGCAACAGTTGAAGTACCAGATATGGTATATGACATTGTTAAAACAGCTTGGGAAAGAGAAGAATTAATCCAATATGTTAAGACAGTATCAGTTAAAGGGAATCTAAAAGTTCAATTTGAAGTAAGTGCTGATGGTGCAACAGTTCATACTGAAGGAAATGGTGCAGTAAGCGAAGAATCATTAGTATTAGGTGTTGTAGAATTGCCTGCAAAATCTATTAAAAAATGGATTTCAATAAGTGATGAAGTATTAGATATGAGAGGAGAAGAATTCTTACGTTATATCTATGATGAAATTACTTATAGAATTGCAAAGAAATGTGCTGATGAATTAGTAGGAATTATTAAAGCATTGCCTCAATCATTAAGTGCAAATGAATCAACAGGCGTATATGATAAAGTATCAGCTAATAAGATAAGCAAAGCACCTGGATTAGGTGTAATTGCAGAAGCAATTGCTAATTTAAGTGATGAAGCAACAAATCCAATTATTGTTATGAATAAACTAACATATGCTGCATTTAAAGAAGCACAATACAATGGTAATTATGCAATTGATCCATTTGAAGGATTAAAAGTTGTATTCAATAATTCACTACCAGCATATAGTACAGCAAGTGCTAATGGTGTATATGCAATTGTTGGAGATTTCAACAATGGTGCATTACTTAACTTCCCTAATGGTGAAGGAACTGAAATGAAATACGATGACAAAACAGTTATGGAATATGATTTAATTCGTATTTTAGGTCGCCGTTATGTTGGTATGAATGCAGTAGCAGATAAAGCATTCTGTCTAATTGCAAAACCAAGTGTAAGTGCATAATTAATAATATAGGAGGAAGACTATGCTAGAAAAATTAAAAAAAATACAAGGCATAACACATAATGAGTTTGATGCAACAATTCAAATGTGGATAGATGCTGCAAAATTAGATTTGAAAAGTGTTGGCATAGTCAATGCTTTAGTTGATAATCCCGATAGTTTAATAGAAACGGCAATAATAACGTATGCATTAAGCTTTTTAGATGTAGTAAATAGTGAATTATATGCTAATTCGTATTTATATCAAAAAGATGCGTTAAGACATACAACCGAATATATCGAGGTTTCAAATGGAGTATAGTGAAATAATTTATTTGGTTAATAAAGTTCAAGAAGAGGATGAGATAGGTAATGTCACAACCTCTTCTTTTACATTAACTAAACGCTACGCTAAAAGACAAAGTGTTAGAACAAATGAATATTATAGTGCAGTTGAAACAGGCTTAACACCAAGTGTAGAGTTTGTTATGAAAAGACTAGACTATGACGGACAACAAGAACTCAATTGGAATAATACAAGATATTTGGTTATAAGAACCATAGATCCTAAAAATAAATTTGATATTGTTTTGGTATGTGCTAGAAAGATGGGAATTAATGGCTAACTCTATTTTAGATGTAAACGATATATTGAATGAATATTCTTTGGATATTCAGGAAAGTATTCAAG